GCACGTTCTACATTGGGTATTACAGACGCTTTCCAAGGTAAATACGATCCTTCCGCAGTTTCAGGTACGGCTAAACAGTATTCGATCAATCAGGCTGCCGGTCGTCTTGAAAGTAAGAGAGTCATGAAGAATGACGCTTATGCCAAGCTTTATGAGTATATGTTCAAGTTTTGGCTTGCCTATGCTGATGATCCTTTACCTATTACGGGTATCGGTCCGCAAGGTGAGCAACAGTTTGACATTTTAGATAAAGCAGATTTTATCAAGCAAGATACCGCAGGGGAATATTACTGGAACGATGAGTTCATATTTGAGACTGACCCGACTTCTACCATGATGGCGAACAGAGAAGCCATGTGGCAGCAGTTAGACATGAAGCTTCAAAGTGGTGCGTTTGGGCCTTTAGGTGATCCTAACACCATGAGGCTTTATTGGTCGATGATGGAGAAACACCATTATCCTAACGCCGGGGATATTCTGTCTCAGGTAGAAATGATGCAGCAAGAGATGATGCAACAGCAACAGGGGGAGATGCCTAATGAAATGCCCGCTATGCCAAGTGGAATTGAGAATTACCCAATCGCGTGAAGAAGAAGATTACATAGAACAGGATTTAACGTGTGTGAATAAGTCCTGTCCTAACTACAACACCGTGGTGGAAACAGAGAAAACACCGGTTGACTAAGAGCCTCAAGGCTCTTTTTTAGTTGATAAATACGCAGGAGAAGCGAAAACACCCACCAAAGAAAGGAAAACTGAATATGAAGAAAAATCTTTTTGACCTTGACCTTCAATACTTTGCAGAAGGAGAGGACACAGGCGTAGAAGATGTGGAAGCCGCCGAGCCACAGGAAGATGAAGCCGAAGCTGAAAGCGAAGAAACAGGAGAAGAAACCGGAGACTCCGAGCCGGAACCGCAGACAGCCGAAGAAAACGCGCGTTATGCTGCCATACGCAGAAGGGCAGAAGCAGAGGCCCAGCGTAAGTATGCGTCAGAGATGGCACAGTACAACCAGCAGATAGCCGCGATGTGTCAGGGGATTACCCATCCTTTGACCGGACAGCCTATAACGAATGTTCGTGACTACATGGATGCTTTACAGATTCAGAAGAAGCAGGAGCAGGAACGTGAGTTACAGGAAAAGGGAGTAGACCCGTCCTTAATCGACAGGATGATCGAGTCTAACCCTACCGTGATGCAGGCAAAACAGGTGATTGAACAATCGAAGATGTCACAGGCAGAGCAGGCATTACAGAACGATTTGGCAGAGATAACAAAGTACGACCCTTCCATAAAAGGGTTTAAGGACTTGTCAGCTTTGCCTAACTTCCCCGAGATATTAGACCGCGTACACAGAGGCGCAAACCTTGTGGATGCATATAAAATGGTCAACTTTGACACATTTATGCAGCATACCAATGACGCGGCAAGACAGGCTGCTATCAATCAGATGCGAGGAAAGAACCATCTACCGTCACAGAGTACAGGCGTAGCTCAGACAGACGAGTATGTTGAGGTTCCCGCAGAGATCATGAGCAGATTCAAAGCACAGGGGAAGACAGAGAAACAGATACGCGACCTTTATAAGAAGGTTGCAGGACAACTTAACTAATAAAAGGGGGAAATGAAAATGGCATTTGAATTTTTAAGAGCCGAGAATAACGATTCTCCTATTGAGAAGGAAATCGTTGCTACGAACGGCACTACCTACAATCATGGTTGCCTTGTTGCTTTTGGTTCGGCAGGCACCGCAGTAACTTCTTCAACCAATGCAGAGTTCGTATACACAGGAAAGGACACCGTTGCTAAGACCGGTGACAAGCTGGCCGTAGTTCCCGTACTTCCTGAGTATGAGTTTGAGACTGTTTTCAGTGCAGACGGATCATCGCTTAAAGCTGGTTCAAAGGTAACAGTAACAGGTGAGCAGGCAACCGCTACTACTACGTCTGGTATTTTCCAGATTCTTACTAATGGTGGTGCATCCGGTACAAAGATTGCCGGAAGGTTTGCATAAGAGAGGGGGAAATAGATCATGGCAGTTATATTTTCAAAGCATGGTGGCCAGAACGATGAAGCGTGGAAGGTAATAGATACCGAGCTTTCAATGGTCATTCAGGACACAGATACAGAGAAGAACAATGACGACGAGCTGGTTAATTCTTTATTTAACGTAAAGTCTTCTAAGAAGTTCGGTGAGAAGCAGGGATCAATGACCGAGTTCGGAAACTTCCAGGAAGTTACCGAGGGTGATAACGGTATAGCAGATGACTACTCGATGGGCTTCTCAAAGCTGATTGAGCATCATCAGTTCATTAAGACCTTTATGTGTACCCGTGAGGCAAGGGATGACGGCGACATCGACCTTATGAAGCAGACGGCCGCTAACTTTGTTCGTTCTTACAAGAGATCAAGAGCGCAGTTCGCATCTAACTGTCTTACTTCGGAAGGCTCTACTTTCACTTTTGAAGGCAAGACCTATGATAAGACTACGGGTGACGGAGAAGCTCTTTTCTCACAGAATCATCCCGGTAAGAAGACGGGTGTAGGCGTACAGTCTAATGTATTCACCAATTCACTTATACCTAACACCAACATTCTCTACAGGCTTTCAAACATCGGACGTAACTTCAAGAATCAGTCCGGTCATGTAATGGGCTATACCTTTGATCAGATTGTCATCCCCGGTAATACTCCGGAGCTTGAGGATGTTCTCAAAAGGTTGATTAACTCAACTCAGATCATCGGATCACCTAACAATGATATAAACACTCAGAAGGGAATTTGGAAGCTGATTATAGATCACAGGTGGGAAGCAGCAGCAGGAACGAACCCTTACATCCTTATGAGTTCGGAAGCACAGCGCGACTTCAACGCAGGCGTATTCTATGATCGTGTACCGCTTGATGTTTCTAACGAGGTTCTTAATAAGTCTCGCAACCTTGAGTGGTCAGGATATGCTCGTTGGAGTGCAGGGTTCTATGATTGGAGAGCTTTCATTCTTGGCGGCGCTCAGAGTGGTACGACACTCACCTAAATAAAGGGCTTTGCAGACTATAACCATTTATAAAACCCCCACTGCTTTTTAGTGGTGGGGGTTTCTAAAAGGAGAACAATATGGCACCAAAAGGATTAAAAGTAGGTGATACGTTTAAGGATTATAACATCACTTACAAAGTTCTAAAGGTTGTTGGAGAGAATTACGAAAGTCAGGCTATCAAGATTGATGACCTGTACGGAGAAGTACAGGAAGTGAAAGAGGAAACCGATTTCAGTTCCGTACCGTATGCACAGTTAAAGAAAATGTGTGCAGAGAAGGGCCTTGATGCAACAGGCTCAAAAGCAGACTTAATCGCAAGATTAGAGGGTTAAACATGAGTACATGGTATGATTTACAGCTTGCCACATTACAGAAGATGTTTGCGGCAGAAGACAGGATAATAAAAGACGAATCCACATCGGGTTATATAGGGGCTATGCCTCACGTTGCCAATGAAGGCTTGGCTTTACTTGCGACCGCAGGGAAGTTTATTACGAAAGAGATTAAGATAACCCATCTGGATATAAAGAACCTTTTAACCGAGTCTGTCTATTATCCTATACATGAGTTTAATGACTCATATTCATACCAGGCAGATGAAGGACAGTCATATTATTTTGAGTGTGCCGGGACAGGCACTTGCAAAATCTACGTTGATGATACCTTAGTAGAGACACTTACCTTAAACAGTAAGACATATAAGGTATTCAAGGGGCTTATATCTAACGTTCTGAAAAAGCCCGTCAAGTTTGAGTTCACAACACTTTATCCAATGGGATTAAAAAACATAGCCATTTATAAAGAGAGCTTTGCGACAGCAGATGACGTTGTACCTTTTACGGACAAGATAAAGTACGACATGAAGGTATTAGCGCCTGATTTCTATATGATCGACCCGCAGGGCATTTACTATGAAGGGGCATATCAGAAGTATCTCCAAACGTCAGACTTCTATCAGGAAGGCACAAAGACCTTGGTTTTAGACCGTGATATGATAGGCTCCTTTACGGTTTACTACAGGGCATATCCCGAAGTTTTAACAAAGCTGACGGATGATGACTATGTTTTGCCTATTGATCCCGAAGTGTATACTCTGTTGCCTTTATACATGGCCTCAGAGTTATATAAGGATGATGATATGGGTATTGCCACAGCCTACAGAAATGAATTTGAGGTAGGCTTTGAAAGGCTGGTCAATTCAGCTAACATAAATGCTTTTGAAGAATGGACTTCTGAGAGTGGGTGGATTTAATGGCGGTTAGTTTTAGTGCTAATACAAAGATGTCACCGAAAAGACAAATCTATAACATAGAGAATTTCCTTGGCGTTGACATGACCAATTCCGGAACCACGATGGATGAAGTACGTTCTCCTAATGCAGAGAACATGGTTCGTTTAGTTCCGGGAAAAGTAAGGAAAAGAACAGGGTACAAGACAAAGTTCTTATTCAGCCCCACTAATGACGTGAACAGGGCAAAGAATACTATCCCTGAGTATAAAAGATATTTTGAGGTAAGCGACACAGACATTACGTTTCCCGTATACGATGACTACATTCCTTTGATAAATGGGGATTGTTTGTACGCCGTATGCATGGACATAAAAGCAAAAGGTACTTTCACAGTATACCTTGACTTCATGACAGGGGATCCTCTGTCTTATGACATTGAGGGTGAGTTTGAGGATCATGTGACCTTTTTCTCAAATACTCCTGATACCGACAGGGAGAAGCCTTATCGTGTAAGGATTTCAATAACCACAGGGGAATATTTCTTTATAAAGAATTTAAGGATATGCAGTACAACATCGGCAAATAACCTTGCCGGTTTTATTGCGCTTCCTTGGACGATAGCACCGGAAGATTATGACGGCAAATGGATTAAGACGGATTCTTTAAAGACTGTTTACGGATGCCATCAGTTAATCTCAGGAAGCAACATAGAAGACATTATCCATGTGGGTAAAGACTTCTACAGATACAACAAGTCAAGCGACGTTATAACAAAGATTTACACGACCGCAAATGAGAAGATAAGTCAGGCATGGCAGATAAACAATAAACTTTTCATTATCGACGGCAGCGACATATATCAGTACACAGCGGGTTCAGGGACAATAGCACCGATAGGCACAGACGCTTATATTCCTTTAGTGACGATAAGCAAAAGCCCTAAAGGTGGTGGTACATCCTATGAGCCTTTAAATATGCTTCAACCGGGATTCTATGAGCAGTTCACAGTAACCCATGATGAAGCCGCTGAACAGGATTTCTATTTGTCCTTTAGTGATCTTGACAATACAGAGGTTAAAGCTTGGGTATTAAACAGTTCAGGAACATGGGTATTAAAGGTAGAAAACACAGACTTTAGTGTTACCCGCGCAACAGGAAAGATACATTTCGACGTAGCGCCGGGTGAGAGCTATGTTTCTGGTGAAGACAATGTAAAAATCCTGGCTTATAAGACAGTAAGCGGATATAGGAACAGAGTCACAAAATGTACCATAGGCACATTGTATGGTGTTAATGGTGCGATGGACAGACTTTTCCTAAGTGGCAATCCTGATTATCCGAATTGGGATTTCTTCTCACAGCAGAACGATCCTACATATTTCCCTGATACAGGGTATTCGGTAATAGGAAATGCGTCTTCTTCGATTGTGGGATATGCGTTAGTAAATAACTACTTGGCCACATTTAAGAATAAACTTGACAATTCACCCGCTGTATTTATAAGGCAGGGCGAATTAGTTGATAACGATATAACAGGAGTAGCGGACCCCGTATTCAGACTCATAAACACTTTGTTGGGTGACGGCGTGGTATCACCGTATGCGTATGGTGCTTTACCGACAGAGCCTTTATTCCTAACAAAGATGGGTGTGTATGCGATTACACCACAGGACATTACGGGTGAGAAGTATTCACAGAAAAGGTCATTCTACTTAGACGGAGCTTTAACCAAAGAACATAACCTTGAGAGAGCTAAAGCGGTCATATATAAAGACCAATATGTTTTAGCCATAAATGAGAAGCTATACATCTTAGACGGGTTACAGGCCACAAGAACAGACCGTTCAGAGCCTTACGCAACAAGACAGTACGCAGGATTCTATTGTACCAATGTTCCTGCTTACATCATGTGGGTAGAGGACGGAGCCTTATACATAGGAACAGAGAGCGGTCAGGTATGTGCGTTTGATACTGACATAGATTCTTTGGAGAGTTACAACGACAACGGTAATCCGATTTACTGTTGCTGGGAGACTTGTGATCTTGACGGCAATCTTTTCTACAA